GCACTTTCCTTTTCATCATAGGCCTGCTGGCAACGAGGAAAAAGGGTGGCTAGCCAGATCAATCCGGACCTGCTCTACCTCCTGCCCAGGGAATCGCTCCTGGTCTTCGAGGACGCCCGCCTGTTCGGGCTCCTCCAGGCGGTCTGCAACTACTACTCCCCGCGCAACGACCAGCCCATGTGGGGGGGCCTCATGCGCGCCATCGCCCAGGAGCTCGCCCGCCTGGACTACGACTACCAATATGATATTGTCACGGGGGAGCCGCAGTACCTGACGCCCCCCGACGCCCGCCGCCGCTGGGCGGGGCCGCTGTCCGTGGGGCGCAACTTCCCCCCGCCCGCGCAGTTCGACAAGGGCGACTTCACGGGGAGCCCCGTGGTCCCCTCCCTGACCAACCCGGTGGGGTACAGGGACATGCTCGTCGACCTCCTTGCCGCCTACCGGCTCGGGGCCACCTCCAAGGCAATCGAAGACGTGATCTACGCCTACACGGGGAAGGCCATCAAGGTGGTGGAGCTCTACACGCAGATAGGGCAGGGCGTCTACGACCAGTCGGACCGGAACGCCATCCAGGTGAGCGTCAACGCCTTCGGGAGCAATCCCCTGACGGAGGTGCAGAGCCTCGGGCAGCTCCAGGAGATAGTGCGGAGCCTTTACGGGGCCATCGACCTCGCCAAGCCCGCCCACGTCGGCCTGGAGTTCACCACGGTGTTCGGGGAGACCGAGAACCTCCCCATGTCCATCATCGACACGCTGCGGATCATCGTCCAGCAGATAGAGGCAGCGCCGCTCGACCCGATGCTGTGGATAGCCCCCATATTCGACGTGAAGCACCCGAAGACGACGCTCGCATCGTTCGGACGCCGCATGACGCCCTTCCTGACCTATGCCCAGTGGACGGCGCTCCAGGCCCTTCCCGCCCCGTGGGACCCGGCCGCGACGTACGCCAGGGGCATCCTGGCGAGCCTCTCCACGATCAGCCCGCCGATGGCGAGCTACCTCATGTACCGGGCCCTGAAGAAGAACGTCGGGCAGTCCCCGGCAAGCAGCCCCTCCTACTGGAAGCAGCTCCCCAGCCCCGCGGCATGGCAGGCATACCATCCGCTGCCTTCCGGGGCTTACATCCTCGGCATCGCCCCGTGGGCGGGCGGCTCGCCGTTCTATGCGGGCCAGTTCATCCTGGACCCGAATGGCAACTTGCAGGTTGCGACCACGGGGGGCATATCCGGCGCTTCCGTGACGTTCAGCACCACCAAGGGGGACATCACGGACGACAACGGCATCCTGTGGGAGAACCTCGGCACGAGCTACCTCACCAGTCCGCAGAAATGGATCCAGGTCGTGGACAAGACGGGGAGCCCCACCGGCGAGGTTGCCAATTGGAACGTCGCCAGCCCGATGGGCCTCGTGGCCCCGAGGGAGTCGAACGCCTGGGAGATTCGTAAAGACTCATTGCAGGTATTAAACTTTGATTGAAAAAACAACTTCCCATTGGTATTATAGGGGGGGGTTGTCGTGTTCGTCTACCTGATCGTAAACCATGAGACCAGCAAATATTACGTTGGTCAGCACAAAGGGAGCAACCTAAAGAAGTACCTCCAGCAGAAGCTCCACCACGCCCGGAGAGGAATCTCCGAAAACTCCCGCCTGTTCCATTCCATGCGCAAGCACCCAGACCCCAAGGTCTGGTCCATCCACGCCCTACGATCCGACATCCAGGACAGGATCGAGCTTGACCAAATTGAACGGGACTTCATCAGGTTCCTGCGCTCGCAGGACCCGGAGTACGGCTACAACATCCAACGGGGAGGGGAGGGGTTCACGGGGCCGCACACGAAGGCCACTTGTTCTAAAATATCTGCAGCAAATAAAGAGATGTGGTCATCCTATAGTCCACAAGATCGTAGAGTTCACTCACTCAAAATCCGTAAGGCTAAGCAACTTAATAAAAAACCACAGATAGAAAAACTCTGTCCTGTCTGTGGGGGGACCTTTTTCGTATCCTTTGGAAAAAAGAAGAGGGTATATTGCTCATCAACCTGCTTTTTGAATCGGATAAAAGACAAAAGGAGTGAGCAAATAAGATTGAACGCCTTGCGAAAGGCCCAAAAATCTCCCACGTTTCATATTCATATGTCGGAAGCTCAGTCCGTTCGGCGAAGACGGGAAAGGGAGCAAGGGGTTAAGCCCGTTATGCCCATGCGACATGTATGGACCGATGTAGAAAGGCTTAGGCAGGCTGAGCGGATGAGGTTGCGACAGCAAGGAAGACCCATGCCAAAATCTCAAAGAGACGCTATTTCCAATGCACTCAAGGGGATGGTATGCGACGATAAACGAAAGGCCTCTTTAGACAGAGGCAGGCATACACGTTGGCATGTTGCTAGAGGTATCCTCAGCAATGGTTGCGGGTTTTGTTTGAGGGCTTTAAGTCCCCTAAATAGATGAATACAAGCATGGGGATCAAATGCTTCCTCGTGGAGCCCATATTCGGGGACAAGCGCATCGACGACTCCGATTATCCCGTATGGGACAACCGGGAAATCCTGGGCTTTGTGCGCAACGACACAGGCGAGCGCCACGAACACGTGCATGAGTTCGGCCCGGGAGCCATGTGGCATTGCTACTGGTACGTCAAAAACGCCATATGGAAGAACGAGACCGAGCCCCCGCTTTGCGTCGTCCTCCCCAACGGCTCCGACTGGAGCATCGACGGGCATTGTTCCAATTGCACAATGAAGGACGACTGGACGCACCGCTGCTGGCCCAGGCGGGGGGAGCCCCCCAACGTCACCGTGGACAAGAATGCCGGGCCGACATGCCCCGTGGGGGCGGGCAGCGTCCTGGCCAATGGCTGGCACGGGTTCCTGAAGGACGGCGAGCTTCACCAAGCATAGGAGGCAAGGGACTACCCGTTCCTAGTTAGATGAAGAAGAAGTCCTACCTTTCGCCGGCCAACGGGACGCTCGAAATAACGACGACGCGCTCGGCGCAGCCGTCCGCCTCCATAGTCCTGGACCTCGGCATACCCAATTTCTCCATATTTTCCGTAAAGTTCCCGGCTCCTCCCAGCGACCCGGGCGTGTTCCGGCAGGTGGCGAGCGAGGCCCTGGCCGTGATGCTGGACGAGATGTCGGCCTTCATGCTCTCCACGGGGTACGGGAAGGACGTCATCGCCAAGATGTACGCCCTGGCCCTCGAATGCTACAGGGAAATCACGGAGAGGGGGAAGGCGGAGGAGGAGGATAAGGACCCCACGGTGAGGACCGCCAGGGGGAGCTTCGAGCTTCCCATGGGGTTCGTCAACGAGACGCAGAAGCACGTGGTCACGGCGGGCAAGAAGGTCAGGAAGGCCCCGAAGTACAGGGCCCTGGAGTTCGTCAAGGACCGCCCGGAGAAGCCGTCCAAGAACGACGTCCTCAAGGCCATCAGACGCTACAGGTTCCAGAGCATAAAGACGCAGCCCTTCCCCCTCTACCTCGTCGTGTACGACAAGGAGGGGAACCCCAAGGGGACGCTGTCGCTCGGGCCCGGGTTCCACAACGAACTGCTCAGGATGCAGTACGGCAAGAAGGCGGGGCAGTGGGGGGTGCGCTCCTACGATGGGGACTCCGCCCACGACATCCTGGACAGGTACAGGCAGCCGGGGACGGCGCTGGGCTTCGATGAGCCCATACCGAAGGAGAACGTCCCGGCGCTCCTCGCCGAGATAGAGGGCATGGCCCTCGACACGCCCGAGCGGAAGCAGGACTATGTCGCGGTCGCCACCTTCCTCCTCGACCACGGCTCGGAAGTCCCCCATTCCGTCCGCCGCAAGGCCGCATTGCTGGCCAGGGAGCTTTTCAGGGAGCCCGAGGTCAAGGGATAGAAGGACCAGGAGGCCAGGAGGCAGCAGGTGAAGAAGGAGGTCCTCCTGCTGGAGGGCGCGAAGGGCAAGGCTGCGGGCGTAACCAGCCTTCCTCCAGGAGGCGGGGACTCCGAGGAGGCCCTTGCCCAGAAGGTCAAGGACGGGGGAGGCAGGTTCGATGGCATCTCGGGGGGGCACGTCTGGTTTACCGACCCCGACCCATCATGCGGGTCCTCGTTCGTGCTCCGCTTCGAGGACACCACCCCGGAGAACGTCAAGGCGAAGATAGAGAAAAGCCATAGGGAACACGAGGATGCCGCGGCCAGGGGCAAGGTAGCCAAACTCGCCCTGGCGCTCCCCAAGGACCTCGTCTACCACCATACCAGGCTGGAATACCTGCCCTCCATCAAGGCCGAGGGGTTCATACAGGGCTCGTTCTCCTCCAGGCCGATAAGCGTCTGGGGGGACGTATGGCTTGCCGTAAGCCTGAAGGACCTGGGCCCGGTCCAGCGGCATCCATACGGGAACGTGATCGCCTACGAGCCCGGCGACTGGCTGTCCCAGCATCCCGTGCCTGCCGACAAAATCTACGTCATGATCCAGAAGGGCAAGATTGTCGGACGGCTGTCCGACTTGGCGATTGAGAAGAAGGCCGACTACATCGACGAGGAGGGCCACTGGGCGGGAGAGGGCGACGCGGCGTCCGGCATCCTTCCCGTATGCCCTGCCACCGGGCGCGTCTGCCTCGCATGGCGCAGCGCCGACGTCCTGAAGGGGAACTGCTGGGGCACGATAGGCGGGGCGGTGAAGCAGAGGATGTCGCCCGCCGACAGCGCCAGGCACGAGCTGAAGGAGGAGACGGGGTACGGGGGAGGCATCCTGCTCCATCCCGCCTTCGTCTACAAGGACGGCAAGTTCCAGTATTTCAACTTCGTCGGGGAAGTGCAGAGGGAGTTTGCCTTCCGCCCCGTAGAGGACAGCGCATGGGAGACGGACAAGATAAGGTGGATGGGGCTGGACGACGCCGAGGCGCTCATGGAGTCCGATCCCAAGCAGTTCCATCCCGGCATGCTCGCCCTGTTCGAGGATTCCGGCAAGATGATACGGCGGCTGTGCCGGAAGGGAAGGGGCATGCCCGGGGAAGGCAAGGGGGGAACAAAATGACGGAGAAGCACGATGCCATCATCAGGAGGGGGAGGATCACGGTCTCCAGGGAGGACACCGGGGAGGTCCTGTACCGCGCCGACAACATCATAACCGACGTCAGCAGGTGGTTGTTCTCCATCTTCATGGCGACGGCGAGCCCCATCTCGCTGTCCCCTCCGCAGACGCAGCCCATCAGCGTGCCGGCCGTCGAGCCAGCATGGGGCGCATGGGGGCTGGCCCTCGGGGCCGGGAGCCCGACGTGGGCACCCGAGACGCAGCCCATAGAGACCGCCTCGCAGGTGGCGATGGTCCAGGAAATCGCCCGCATCCGGCTCTCCAGGATAAACTTCGTGACGCAGGACAACAGCGGGAACTTCAACCCGGTCAACACCATATCCACGAGCGTGGACTTCCAGACCACGGTCAACCCGACCGTCGACGGCATCGTCCAGGCCATCCGGGAGATGGGGCTGATCGGGGGAGGGCTCCCTTCTACGCCCATGCAGACCGCGCCGTACTTCGACGGCGTGCCGTCCTCCTACCCCAGCGTGGCGGCGGCGCAGCAGACGGTCATCCTTTTGAACTATAAGACATTACCTCCTTTGTTACTTCCACCAGGAATAAACATCATCTTTTCGTGGATTTTTTCCTTCTGATTCTAAAGGACTTGTCATGTCGAAGGCCGCCCCGTACAACGAGGCAAGGGATCGGATGGGCCTGGTCGAGGAGAGCAGGGCGCTCGTCGCCGCCTCGCTGGACCCCGACACACCCCCCTCCATGGTCGGGGACCTCGCGCTGGGGATGGCGGAGAGGTGCTGGCGGCTCCGGAGGGCGTCCGGGGTGCGCTCGACGTCCGGCCTGGGGTTCCACGTTTCCTTCTGGAGGCACGCCGTGCTGGGCGACCGGCTGCTGACCCTTGCGGGAAGGCTCTACCTGTGGTGGACGCTGGGGGTGATGCGCAGGTCCCCCGACGACATCCTGCCCCGGGTCGGTGGGAAGGACGGGAGGAAGTAGGCATGGGAAGGATACTGGCGGTCCGTCTCGGCGAGAGGCAGGAACTGGGGAATGGTGCCATCGACACCGGCTACAGGATTATCCTCGCCGTCAACGTCATCCAGGCCGACGTGCAGACCACCACCTTCTACGGCGACCAGCTATTCCAGATGACGGGCTCCCCGTGGGGGGCGGGGACGGTCGACGTGGGATCCCTCGACAGCATAGCCCTGTACAGGAAGTTCCTTTCGAGGTTCCTGATGCATCCCGTCATGTGGGCGGAGTTCGAGTCCGTCCCCCCGAACCCGTCCCTCGCCAGCTCCGGGATATACCTCGTCCCGGCCCAGCCCACCCCATTCCCCACGGTCGAGGCCCCGCTCGTCCTTATAGGTAACGGGTACGATTCCCTCAGGGGATGGTGGGTGAAGTTCCAGGGCAACTTCAACAACACCATCCCCCTGTTCCGCAAGTTCCCGAGCGTCGTCGGGGGGCCCGCCGACTACTCCATCAAGGGAAATTGAAAAAAGCGGCATTCCATCGGTATTGATGCTGCATGGGCGGCACCCCGAAAATCCTGTACAAGCAGTACGGCGGGAAGTCCTCCATCGCCAGGTGGATAGTCTCGCATTTTCCTCCCCACAGGGTCTACATGGAGCCGTTCTGCGGCTCGTGCGCCGTCCTGTTCGCCAAGCCCAGGTCGTTCATCGAGATCGCCAACGACCTCGACGGGCGCATCGTCGGCATGTTCAGGCAGGCGAGGGAGAACCCCGAGCAGCTTGCCGCCCTCCTGTGGGCGACGCCCTATTCCAAGGACAACTGGCGCGACGCCGCATGCGGCGATGACGCCCTGGAGGACGCCAGGCTGCTCATGGCCCAGGGAACGCAGTTCTACTGCGGGAACGGCAATACCAGCACGTGGGCGCTGGAGAAGTCGGGGGTGCCGCACAAGCCCAAGCCCGAGGTATGGACGGACTGGTTCCTCCGGGTCTTGCCGGCCGCAGCCAGGCTTCGCAGCGTCGAAATCCTCAACGAGGACGGGGTCGACGCCCTCAAGAGGGTCTACATGCAGGAGGACGCCCTCGTCTACGTCGATCCGCCGTATTCCGGGCACGAGGGCGAGTACAGGTTCTCCGTGGACTACGGGAGGCTCGTAGAGGCCCTCCGCGAGGCCAAGGCCAGGGTGGTGGTGTCGGAGTACCCCGAGGCGGCCGTCCATTATCCGGGATGGCGATCCGAGAGGAAGGACACGGTCGGCAGGGCGAGGACCGGGGCGCACGACACTACGGCGAAGCCCAAGGCGGAGGTCCTGTTCTTCAATTTCTGAGGGGGCGCAAGGAGGAAAGGGATGACGGTGCCGTTCGACTGGGCGGGGAACGCCCTGATCTGCCTCGGCCTGTGGTACATGGGGGCCAGGAAATGGTGGGCCTTCGCATTTTCCCTGGTCGGGGAGTCGGTGTGGGTGCTCTATTCCTTCCAGCACCGCCTCTGGTCGCTGGCCTTCATCTGCGCCGTGTTCGCCGTCCTGGCCCTCAGGAACCTGGTCAAATGGAGGAAAGAAACATGAAGGTGTTCTTGATTTGCCCCGTCCGCGAGGCTACGAAGGAGGAAACGAAGTTCGTAGCCGAATACGTTTCCCTGATGGAGGAGGAGGGCCACGAGGTCTATTGGCCGGCGAGGGACACGGACCAGTCCGACCCCTGCGGCCTGGACATATGCTCAAGCAACAGGGGGATGGAGCGGGCCGACCGGGTGGACGTCTGGTGGAACCCGGCGAGCCAGGGGAGCCTGTTCGACCTCGGCATGGCGTTCGCCCTCCGCAAGCCGTTCCACCTGGTCAACTGGAAGATGGTGCCCCCCACCCCGCACAAGTCGTTCTCCAACCTCCTGATAGCCCTGAATTCGAGCCAGAGGGGGACCCAATGAAGGCATTCACCCTTACCGAGCCGTGGGCGTCGCTGGTGGTGTGGGAGGAAAAGAAGTGGGAGACCCGATCCCGCCCGAACAGGAGGATAGTGGGGGCGCGGGTCGCCATCCACGCGTCCAAGGGATTCCCCAGGAAGGCGCTCGCCCTGTGCGAAACCAGCCCCTTTATCGAGGCCCTGGCCAGGCACGACATAGAGCCAGACCAGTTCGCCCTCGGGCACGTCATAGGGTTCGTGACGTTCGCTTCCTACCGCCCGGTGGAGGAGGTCCGCGACCAGTTGTCCAAACAGGAGCTGGCGTTCGGGGACTACCGGGACGGGAGGTTCTGCTACCAGCTCCTGGACCCGGAGTTCATCGAGCCCATCCCCGCCAGGGGGATGCTGGGGTTCTGGGAATGGAGGCCGCAGCAGGACTATTACCGGAACTACGCCGAGGGCCTGCCCTGTTCCTTTCCGTCCTGAGGTCCGCCCGTTTCTTCTGCATGCTCCAATTGGCCCCCGCACATGGGGCAGCCCGGGCCCGTGTAGGTCGGCACCGGGTAGCGCTTGCCGACCCACCCGTACCTGAGGCACCTCACGGGGGGCTCCAGCCGTGCGTCCTTGCTCATTCTTTCGTCCATGGCCTTCCCGTGACGGCCTCCTCCAGCCATTCGATGGTCCTCGTTTCGCTAGTGGTCCCCTGGTTCCCCACCGTGTAGCTGGGCTCCCCGCAATGCCAGTGCACCTCGAACGTGCATACCCCAGCGGGCCCGTCGTAGTAGAAGTGCCTCCGTGCCCGCCGGTTTCCCTCCCGGGGATCCCATCCGGCCAGCAGGGCGTGGAGCACCGGCAGCAGCCTCTCGGTTTCCCTGTTCATCCGTCCCATGGCGTCCTCCGCCTACATTATACCTCGCATCGCCCGAACATTCCGTATTTTCGTTTCTTTAGTGGGGGAATGCCATGTCCAAAGCCAGCACGTTCGAGTCCGCCTTCCTGAAGAAGGCAGCGCCCGGCCTCCGGCGCAGGCCGGACTATGGGGCCAGGGGCAATCCCTCGGAGCCGCCGAAGCCTCCCGAGCCGCCCAGGCCGCCCGCCCCTCCGCTGCATGCAAAGGCCGCCGCCTCGGCCCCCAGGGAATACCCGGTCAGGAAGAAGGAGGACGGCTTCTGGTACGTCATCGGCCTCCAGGGGGAGGAAGTCAACGAGGAAGAAGGAGGCCCCCCGACCGTCAAGACGCCCGACGCATGGCTCGACGTTCCCCTTGAGGCCAAGAACCTGGACCTGGCCGAGGAGCTGTACAGGGCGTTGTACGCCGAGTTTCAGGTCAACGACAGCCTGAAGGAGGGCGACGTGTTCGCCACCCCCATCGGCAGGTTCGTGTGCCAGGGGGTGGACGTCGTGCCCCAGGACGACATGGCCAGGAAGGCGATAGCCGAGGTCGACGAGAGGTACAGGTGCGAGTGCGGATGCGACCAGGGCAAGCACCGCAAGAGGGTGAGCGAGGGCGGCGGCGTCGAGTACGGGGAATGCTCCGACCACCCTGAATGCAGGGAGTACAGAAGGCGGGAGGCTAGTCCGAACATCCCCCCGAATCCTCGGCAAAGCGAGGTATAATGACCGTGGAGGGACAAGCCATGCAGAAGCCGGTCAAGGAATTCGCCGAGGAACTGAGCGACGCGTACTCCACCGACGCATATGGCGGGTGGGAGGGCTGCATCCTCGCCCTGCGCAGGCGAGGGTACGACGACCGCCAGATAGAGGCGATCATCCGCAGCAAGTACACGCGATGGGCGGCGGACGAGAACAGCGGCACGGGCACCCCCAAGGGCCTCCTGACCTTCATCGACGACCCGAGGAACGAGGTGACCCCCAAGGAAATCGAGGACATCGCCACCGAGACGCCCCAGCTCAACCCCTGCTGGAAAGAATGAAGTTTCCTGAAATTCCTGGTATTCCCCTTCATGGACGACGAGGAAGGAAGGCCTAGCTGGTCGCATCTCTACGGCTCGGCGCACGGGGGGTACGTGCCCCCCGTCCTGCTATGGAGGCTCCGGGACGCCCCCGGGGCGGTGAGGGATGTGGTCGGGGGAAGAGAGGGCGACTGGGTGGCCCTGGTGCCCCCCGACCTGGCGGACTCCTGGATGTCCATGGCGGAGGGCGACGGGCCCTTCAAATTCTGCTCCGTAGCCCGCATCGAACTTGCGGACGGCGGGGCGTTCCTGGTGGGGATGCACACATGAAATCCAAGGAAGTCATAAGGCTGATCAGGCAATCGGACCCGTCCGGCGAGACGGAGGTGTGCGTCGGGAACGACGACATCTTCTTCGTCTCCAGGGAGCCCGCCTACCACGACGGCTGCCTGCGGCTCCTGGTGCGGGACAAGTCCATCGACGGCTACAACGTCACGGGCGTCTGGTACGTGGAGAGCGGGGACAAGGTCGTCATCCACACCCTGTCGGAGGACGACGTGCTCCTGGAGAATCCCGAGGCCCCGATAGACTACTCCGGCCTCACCGAGCCGAGGGCGACGAGGTACAGGGAGGCCGACGAGAGGCTGCGGCAGGAGAACAGGGGCGTCCACCGCGAGGCCGAGCTCGGCCTGTTCCTGGAATGGGCCAGGGAGCTGGCGCACGCCTCCTTCCCGGACATCAGTGAGGAAATCGACGACGTGGGGTTCTCGGAGCTCGCCGAGGACTTCTTCGACCGCAACCTGAGCTACAGGGACCCCCTGCCGAGGGTCGTGCCGCCGAAGGCGGGGGAGCCGGGCACATTCCCCAGCTACGCCGAGCGCAGGCGGAAACAATGGGACGAAGGCGTGGCGATAACGTGGGACGGGAAGGTGATCGGCATCGAAAAAAGAGAAAAGAAGGAATGGCTGAACTGACCGCATGGATTCCTACCATCCTCTTTCCTCCGTATGGGAGGGCAGCGACGCCGAGCTCCTGGAGCTCATGCTCCTGTTCTATCCCCGGCGACCGCCCGAGGGCATCCTGGACGCCACCGTCAACCGGGGCAGGTTCTGGAAGGGGAGCCCCCGGAAGGTGACGGGAATGGACGTGGACCCGTCCTTCCGCCCCACGGTCGTGGGGGACAACTCCATGATGCCGTTTGCGGACGGCTCGTTCGACGTGGTGGTGTACGACCCTCCCCATACCCCCGACCACAGTTCCGGCAAGAGCCGCAAGGACTTCCGCTTCAGGTTCGGGCTCGGGGCCAAGTCGGGCAAGGAGACTAGCTATTCGTTTTCCTTCACCTACCCGGGGTTCCTCCGCGAGGCGTCCCGGGTCCTGAGGCCCGAGGGTGTGCTGCTGTGCAAGGTGTCGGACTACGTCCACAACCATCGCTACCAGTGGGCGCACATGGACCTGGCCATGGAGGGGCGGAAGGCGGGGTTCACGCCGTGCGACCTCATCGTCAAGGTGCGCAGGGGGCCCATCGTGGACCCGAGGTGGAAGAAGGCCCACCACAGCCGCAGGCGGCACTGCTACTGGCTGGTGCTCCGCAAGTCCCCCCGGTGCGAGTGAGGTCCGGAAGATTCCTTCGAGTTTTTCGACTTTCCGAGGTATTATACATGGGGGAGGGGCCCAGCCCTTTCCCCACCCGAGCCCACTTCGCTGGCCGCAACAGATACGCGGGCGGCGTTGGCCCGGGGAGGATGCCCGACGCGTCAAATAGGTAGGTACGGTCCTTAATGTGTCCGGGCCGTCCCCGCCTTCAAGGATCGAGGGATGCACATGCCGCACGTTCTCCGAATTCGGACGACAACGACCCAAACTAGGGCTGGCGGCGGAGCCCGCCCGGGATAGACGATCCCGGAACGAGGTTCAAAGGCCGCCGGAGGTAATCGGCGGCTTTCGTGTCTGTGGGGGGACCATGAGCGACTGGGCGACGAGGGACCTGCCGAGGCCGAGCGCATTCATCCAGTGGAAGGGGACGGGCTCCTGCGCCGACTACTATTGCGTGTGCGGGCAGCAGTTCCACATCGACGGGGAGTTCGTCTACGCCGTCCAGTGCGGGTACTGCGGGAGGACGTACGAGGTGTCCTCCGTGCTCGAAATGCGGGAGATTCCCCCCGGCGAGAAGTGGGAGGGATGCGATCCCGTGAGGGCGTTCTGATGGCCGACCTGGAACGGCACTGCAGGGACTGCGAGAGGCTCCTGGGGGACGGGCACGAGGCGGTCCACCAGTGGATGGACCAGGAGTTCGGGAAGCACGGGGCGGACCACCGGCGCTTCCGGCACCATTCCCGGGGGGTGGACGAGGCCGACGAGCTGTTCGGGCGGGAGGCGGCCAGGGCGGCGGTGGCCCACATCGTCCGAGACTGCGGCAGGGTGCCGAGGGAGAGGGACTACTACCGGGCGCACGACTTCCGCATAGAGGTCGCCCCGGCCTCCATGGCACCGGGGGGCGAGGACGCATGGTGGGACGAGTTCGAGAAGAAGGTCAAGGAGGAATGGGGAAGGATTTTTGGCGTGCAGCTCGTCGGTGGAGCGCAGTCCTGATAAGACTGAGGCGGTTGGGTTCGACTCCCACCACGCCAACCAAGATCGTGGTTCCGTCGTCCAATAACCAGGACCCTCGCCCGATTAGCGAGAGATTGGGGTTTAAGTCCCTACGGAACCACCAGGATTTGCTGGCGTAGCTCAGTTGGTAGAGCGCTGCACCCGTAATGCAGAGGTCGGAGGCCCAAACCCTCTCGCCAGCTCCAGTTTCGTGCGAACGCAAGCCTATTATGCTGTGCGAACGCAAGTTTTTGATGCTGTGTGGACATAAGTTTTTGATGCTGTGTGAACATAAGTTTTTGCTGCCTTAGCACAGTGGCAGTGCGTTAGCTTGGTAAGCTAGTCACGGGAGTCCGATTCTCCCAGGCAGCTCCAGCTTTGCTGGCGTGGCGCAGCGGTCGACCGCATCCGCCTTCTAAGCGGAAGGGCCACGGCCCCACGGGGGTTCGACTCCCTCCGCCAGCTCCAGGCTTAACGTTCATGATGGTGGACGCTATCAGGCATTGCGTCCATCATCGTGGTCATTCCGGGGTCGGCTAATGGTAGGCCGCGAGCCCTTGAAACTCGCTATGGAGGTTCGATTCCTCCTCCCGGAACCAAGCCTTAAAATCCCTGAAAAACCCTAGCTTTACGGTGTATAATGTAGGTGGAGGGAAAAAGACACCATGGCAAAACGGATCGCAAAGACCGCGAAGCGGGCGATGGAAGCGAAGGGGGTCTATGCCGACCACGACGCTCTTTTCGCCGCTTTCAAAGCAAAAGCCGCCGCCGAGGGTCGTCATCCCACCGACGAGGAGATGCTTGAGGAGCTTGGGTTCGTCGAGCTTCCGGCGTTTCCCGAGACGAAGCCAACAACGAAGATTGCCAAGCAGGTGGTGGCGGCGAAAAAGATGATTGCGGCGGTTGACGCCGCCGAAGCAGCCGCCAAGGCCAGGGGTCGAGAACTGACCGACAAAGAGCTCGTGAAACTTGGTTACGTCGAAAAGCCGAAGGGCTGTTTCAGCCTTCCCATTTCCAGCCGTGTAGCCCTAGCCCTTGTCAAGGAAGGGTTCAAAAGGTGAAAGAGCGCATCATCTTCGACCCAAAGAAATGGCCCACCAAAGGTTGGGAGGAGGATCGAGGGCTTGAACATCACATTCGTATTCACAATCCCCCCGAAGCGCTTTGGGACAAGGCCTTGCCCGCACTAGGCATAAGAACACTAAAATCCGACCATTGGCAGGGATGGTGGATAGACCTGACTCCGTACGATCCCTCGCTCAAGGGGTGGAAGCTTGCGGGAAAGGGCGACCTGCCCAATACGATCCGCACGCCAAAAGAGATATTTGCCCGTGAGGTGGACGTCAAGCTGGCGCGGTTTTTTGCGGCGCTGACGTCTTTCCTCGACGGCACCCCCAGCCCCCTCGACATGGACGCCAGCGGCATCGGGGGCTCCCCGTCCGACCTCGACATCCCGTAGGCCCGCCCACCACACTTGTGGTAGGCCCCTACCACGCTGGCACAAAAAATCCCTGTGATTTGCCCTCCCGCCGATGTATACTACTGTTGAAGGCATCTAAGGCGGGCCACGAGACTCGGAGCAAGGGAGGCAAGGACCCCGCAGGATCGAAGGGGGCGAGACTCCGGGCTTGGCGAACGGAGACATTATGGGAAGGCTCAAGGATGCATTGAAAAGGCTCGACGACGGCTTTGCGAAGGACCACGGCCTGTCCAGGGAGACCGTGCGGAAGCCCGGCCTGTACTACGTCGCCCTCCGGGACCGCTGGACGGTGGCGGCATGGGTGCAGGTAAGCTGGCTGGGATGGTCCGGCAGGCAGCGTGCCTACTGCTGGAAGGCGATCAACGACCTGAGGAGCTATCCCGACTCGCATTTCGACATCATCGGGCAGCTTGTCAGAAAGGAAGGAAGCCCATGAAGCACGTCTTGGACGAAAAGGACGCAGCGTACCCGATCCGGCCCTCGGACATCGACGCATCGACCCATTTCTGGGATGCGTTCGGGAACAGCGAGACGGAG